GATGTTCCTTTCGACCTGTTCGAACCAATTCGGGTTTACTTGTTTGATGGCGGCGAATGGTCCATGCTCCATACTCCGGGCACGCAAGAGGATCAACTTGTCTTCGACGCCGTCTTCCAACGGGGGGATCGTGGCGAGTGTGGCGGGTTCGGTGTTCATCATCCGAATGAATCGCCACCAAGGGCGGACCGGAACTTTGTCTTGGAACATGCCCCGGAAGTCTGCCCCGCCACCTGCCCCGACGGTCAACTCTTTGATCTTTTCACCAAACGCCGCCCGGAATTGATAGTTGGTTTCAAGTTCCTTTGTGTCGTCCAAGAAAAGGAGTTCGGATTGAAACAGGTGGGCGTTGAACTCTGAAGAGGTCCGTTTGAATAGATCAATACAGGATGACGACCGACCCCCGAACATCGCCGGGAGGATGTGGACAAGCAAAAGGGATTTCCCGGCGTCTTTCTCCCCTGCAATGTGCATGAATTGGGCTTGGCTAAAACGTGCCGTCCGGCGTCCTTCGTTGTGAAAATCACGGACGCCGGACGACAACCAACCAAGAAAGATTTCAAGTTGGGGGTGGAACCAATCAAATTGACTTTTGAGTAATGCCCCAATGGTAACCCATTGGCCCTTTGCGGGTTTGATGCAATCAGGGGACTTCTGGACCACGTACCGAAACCCATTTTCTTCATAGTAACCAGCACGGCGACCACACAAGGCAGGAAGTACAGAATCAACCGATTTGTCCAATTGTAAGGAATTGACAACCGCATCGACTGGGGCAATCCGTTCGCCTTCCATCCGGTCAACCCGGAAGCCGATTTCGGCAAGGTGAGTTTTAACGGATGTCCGGTCAAGGGCAACCCACGCCCCTTGGTTCTCTTTTGTAAAGAAGGTCTTGGATTTGCCATGATAGAAGAATTCGATCTGTTTATTGAGGGCAAGGTAAGTTTCGAATCCTTCAAGATCCCAACGGATTTTCTTTGTGTCTGGGTCTCTGGGTTTCTTCTTCCCTTCAGGGTCAAAATACAGCATGGTCTGCCGTGTCCGCCCTTCTTTCTCCGGGGTCACGTTGGGCATCCTGGCAATCTGGGATTTGACCGCCATTCTGGGGTCTGCCCCGTGTAGGCAGGCGAGCTTGAAAAACTCTTTTGTAACCCGGCGTTCGGAGTTGCGGAGGTCGAACCAAAAATGCAAGGACTTGCCCCCGGTGTCGATTGCCATGTGAAGAGGGGCGAACTTCGCCATTTGGAGGGCGAATCCGGTGAACCGCTCCACTTTCCCTTGGTCGTCATCGTCCATCTCCAACACCATCCACTCACGTTTTTTGACGTTGGCATTACAACGGGTCGCAACCCGTCCTTCTTTGTCCAACGGGTTGACTACCCCTTCGACTTTTTTGAAGTGAGAAGGGTTCAAAAATTTCCAGTCGTTGGCTTTGGTGTTTGAGTTGATGAATAGCTCCTCTAACTCTTTGGCCCGTGCAAGAGTCCCCGCTTCAAAGGCGGAGAATTGAAGGTTAATGATGTGGTCAGGCTCGAACAAAGTCTTGATGATATCGACGGGGCGAACCTTCTTGGGTTCAGGATGTGGTGAATGCTCCAAAAGTTCCTCTTTTTGGGTCCGCCGGAACTTCATCAGTGCCTCTTCTTCGATTGAAGGAGTACCCAAATCCTTTTCGTTGATGATCTTTTCTAGTTGACCTTCACAATCCCAGACACGCTGAACCGCCCGCCTGGGTGCGGTCCGGTAGTCGATCCGCTCCGGATCGTACTGGGTTTGGAGGTGATCGAATGTATCCTCAAAAGGGACCCCCATTTTGTAACAAATGGAAGCAACTTTGAGGAGGCTGGCATTGTGGCCTTTTCCGGGTTCCTCCAATTCAAGGACTGTGTAGGCTTGCTCCGGGGGGAGCCGTTTGGCGGACTCTCTGAGGCCTTCCGGCAAGAACCGCAATGGGTCCGCTGCCGTTGAAGGTTTTGAGAAGTCGTCAAAGTCAATTTCTTCGCAATCCATCACTTCTGACCCAAGATTTCAAGGTAGGTGATGGCGGCATAGCAATTTGCCTGGATGCCGCTTTTGTCATTTTTTAGCCATAGTCCATGAAGGCGTAAGACCTTAAAAAGCTGTTCTTTTGTCATTTTCTTGGTTGTTTTCTTGGTTGGTTTGGGTTGGTTTTCGAAGGGTAAGATGACCATAAAATTTTGAATGGTCAAGGCAAAATCTTCTTTTTTCGTAGGGGGAGTGACCGGGGGAGTAAATTCCTCACTCCCCTTGCCGAAAAATAAAATCGTTAAAAATAAGGATTTTTTGGGGGAGTGATTTTTTTACTCCCCTGTTGTCCCCCCTGTCGTAGAAAGGGGTAATTTACACTTTTCTTACTCCCCAAGTCTCCCCTAGTACTCTTTATCCTTTTCTATGACAGGGATCAGGGCATATGAAAATTGCATACAGGGGAGTAATTTTGATTTTCAGATTGCCTAACGCGCGACCGGAATCCGCTTGTTTTGGGCTTTTTTGGGGTGTTTTTACGTGTTTTATGGGGCAGATTCATGTTTTTTCGTATAGAGAAGGGGGACCACTCCCCTTGCTCCCCTAAATGCTAATTTTTAGTTAAACTAAGAAAGAAAAAAGAAACGAGAGGACAGAAAGATTTGGAACTCTTGGACTTTTTTGGTGAAACTTGGAAGTGTGAATGCGGAAAAATTTGACACTCTTAGGCTTTTCTGGGAACTTCTTTGGATGACTAATTCCGACTTTGAACTTTTGGAAGCCCAAATGGTTCCGATCCGCCTAAAAATGGAGAAACAACGGGTTCTGACGAAGAGGGAACACCAAATTGCCAGGCAATATAATGCCGCTCTTGACAAGATGGCGGATGGAGGCGGGGATCGTGCTGATAATGAGCTTGATGTGAACTTTGGGGTTGCCCCCCAAGTTGTTCCTCCGGGCGACTTCTCAGAGGGAATTCAGGGTGTGCATGACGAACTTGGTTTTGTGGAACCTCCTCACACCTTGACCCAAGCTGAGAGGAAATTCATCTTGGCATACTCCCAAGCAATCCCAACACGGGAGGCGTTTGAAGGGGCATTCAAAACAAAGAAGAAGGTTTCAAATGACAAGATGTGGGCTTGTATTCGTGGGATATTTGAAAAAGAGGAAGCTCGGACCTATTTGGAAGAACTCAACGCCCGTGTTGAAAGTGTCGCCATCGCATCAAAGGCGAAAGTCGAGATGTTCCTGACTGCCGCAATGGAGGCAACTTTGCAGACGGTTGGGACAGATTCCCCTTTATGCCGCAAGGCGGTCGTCACACGCTCCTATAATAAAGACGGCGACATGATCGGGCAAAGACTAGAACGGCAACTTGTGGACCCGCTGAAGGCGATTGAAATTCTCAGTCGTATGCGGGGTTATGACCAACCCCAGAAAGTCCAAGTGGAACACCGTGGCGGTGTTATGGTGGTCCCGATGACGGCGAACGATGAAGAGTGGTTGGCCATTGCCGAAAAACAGCAACAGAAACTCATTGAGGAAACAATTGATGTCTGATCAGAAGATGGGAAGCCGTATTGGATTGAGGAGACAGAATTTGAAGTGAGCCCCGGACTGACACGCATAGTGAAGAGTGACAAAAGAGCGATGAACGGAGTTGTACCCAGTGACTTGTTCACTTTTCTTTCGTTTTCCATAAATTTATGGAAATAGGACTTGACGGAATCCATCAGATTATAGATAGTAAGGGCATGATCAAGACATTCCCAACCAAAGAAGAGGCAATCGAATACGCGAAGAATTACAGCTCAGTCCAGTACGAGATGGGGAACCTAATACCATTCAAGTGCTTTGGGAGTGTGGCTAAATACTACGGAGTCAAAGAGGGCTATGCGGTCGAAACTGAAAACTAAGGAAGAAATTGATCGAACCGCTCAGAACATAAAAGGTGGCTGGAAAAAACGGGTGAACTTCAGAAAGCGAGAATATGCAAAAGCGAGAGAATTGATCGAATGCTCAATATGTAGCATAAGGGAAGAAATCAGAAAAATGAGATCGCGGCCCGAATGTTCAAAACGCGTCCATTATGCCAGAATCACAAGACTAGAAGTCCTAAAAAGAAACTATGAGTAACCAAGCAAACGAACTACGGCAATACGCCAATGAGATAACCCACCAGCTACACCAACTTGGTGAGCGGTCGCAGCTTGAAATCGTTGTGAGGTGATCAATCGAGGAAATAGACAAGAAGGCTGAACGAACGAAGAAAGCCGGGCTTTGATATGGATGAAGGATTTTGCGTCAACTACTTAACCCCATTTTCGTGGGAGAATGCCATGCGTGAGGTTAAACGGCTTCGCTCGTGTGGCATAAAGGCAATGATAAAACGCAAATGGTATGGCTGGATAGTCGCGACCTGAATATGCCACGTAAGCTATCCAGAGAATGGCTGCTCGCACGCTTGCGGCTTTTGAACGCGTCCGAACTCGAAAAGGATGCAGAACTATCTAAGGGCCGACTTGCCGACGTGAGACGTGGGAAAGCCAAACTACGAGAAGACGAGATAGAACGCATCCGAAAGGTGTTAACTTCTTTGAACACAACTATTTTGAATACAAACCAAACCTTGAAAACCTACGCCCCCAAAACAACCTCTTTGGTCCTTGCAAGACCGATGATGAGGGACAGATTCTTCAAAAAACATTTTGGGGTAAAGAAACCGCAAGGCGTTGCCCCCGGTTACGAAGTGATCAAAGACGGGGAACCAACTTGGATCAACAAAATGGATTTCGAAGCAGAATATTTTGAATACAAACCTTGAAAACTAATGCCATCAATCAACAAAAACGACCGTGCTGCCGACCGTGCCACACATGGCGGGAAAGGCGACCAACACCGACAAACGCCCGGATTTCTGGACAAATACCGCAAGAGTCCGATCTGGGATAAAATAGGAACCAAACATAACAAGAAGTCCCCCCCCAACAAGAATTTGACTTCCATTTCGACAAACCATGAAAACTGAGGAGAAAACAAAATTGAAAACCGTTGGTTGGGAGGAGATCCGGCCCGGCAATGTATTTTATTGGCAGGGACGACGTTGGCGGAAGATCAATCTGAATGAAGGTCAAGATCTGATCACCGGGGCGAGAAGTCACCCATTACTCAATGCCAAATTCAAAATCCGGGTTCCTGTTGGTTTGTGACATGTCACATTCAACACCCCGGACTTGGCCCATATAGACACCTGTTTTGATTGCCAAAATTCCTAGTCGTCAAAAATTCAAGGTCCAAGCAAAAGAGGTCTGGAAACCTCTTCCGGGATCTCAGTCATTGGCAATCGCCTGTCCTTTTGACCGGATTTTATACCACGGGACACGGGGACCGGGAAAAACGGAGGGACAGTTGGGAAAATTTGCCGCCTATGTGGACAAAGGTTATGGGAAGTTTTGGCGGGGTGTCATCTTTGGCCGGACGTACAAAAATCTTGATGACATCATTTCGAAGTCACAAAGATTCTTCCCAAAGGTTTTTGAAGGGGCGGAATGGAAGTCATCCAAAGATCAATACAAATGGGTTTTTCCTGGTGGAGAGGAACTTTTATTCCGGCATATCAAACGGGCATCCGACTATGAAGCGTACCATGGACACGAATACCCTTTTATCGGTTGGAATGAGCTGACGATGTACCCAACACGGGAACTTTATGATTTGATGATGTCTTGCAACCGTTCCGGCTTTGATTCCATTGAACACTCCCCAAACGTCCCGAAGTCGATTTTGGATGAGGCAAACTTTTACCGGGACTGTGGTGACCCGATCCCCAAAGACATCCTGAAACATTTTTTGCCGCCGATCCCATTGATTGTCTTCTCCACTACCAATCCGCATGGACCTGGTCATAATTGGGTCAAACGGGACATCATCGACAGATCCCCCGTCGGTGTCCCCTATATTACCAAGGCCACAGTTTTCAATCCGCGGACCCAACGCAAAGAAGAGATCAAGAAAAGCCAAGTTCACATCTTTGGTTCCTACCGGGAGAACCGTTATTTGACCCCGGAATATGTGGCAGAATTGGACGCAATCCGGGACCCGAACAAGCGCAAAGCCTGGCTAGGTGGCGACTGGGCGGTTGCCTCCGGCGGGGCTTTAGATGGTTTTTGGGAACCCCGGACTCACATCATTCCCCGGTTCAAAGTCCCTGCATCTTGGAAGTTGGCCCG